ATCTCCGGGAGTCTACACATCGGAAGTAGATTTAACATTTGTAGCACAAAGTGTGGGTGTTACAACATTGGGTTTAGTGGGCGAGACATTAAAAGGACCCGCTTTTGAACCAATTTTAATCACAAGTTTTGACAATTTTAGAACATCTTTTGGTTCTACTTCCCCTGAAAAAGACGGAAACGGAAATCCAAAGTATGAATTAGGATATGTTGCTAAATCATATCTACAAGAATCTAATCAATTATTTGTAACAAGAGTATTAGGTAAAAGTGGGTATAAACCAGTAAAATCATTTGGTATTGTAACTGAAGGTGGTATTAGTGTACCAAATTTAGATGCTTATTTGGATGGTACGTATACCGGAAATACTGCGGGTAACTTCTCGTGGAACCCTAATACCCCAGCAACATCTGAAGTATTTTCATCTTTGTCAGGTGTAACAGCGTTTGACGGAACATCTATTCCTGATTACATTAAAAAGAATTATAGTGGTTTAACAGCAGGAGATAATGGTAAGTGGTTTGCAATAGGTTTCCAACCTGCAGGATCAAATCAACCTAATTTAGTTGGTTCAAATGAACAAGTTTCTCCGTTAACAGGTAAAAAATATGTTGAAAATAAAAATAGACAAGAGTGGTATAACACTTGTTTTGTAGAAGGAACACCAGGAGATGAAACAACTATTACACATATTAGAAGTTATTTATTTACTTGGACAGGTGGTACAGTATTTGATGGTGAAAAATTTGATATCGTTGCAAGTATGGATAGTGATTACGATAATGTAGTTGTTGCGTCACTAAGATCAAGAGGACGTTACGTGCAACAAAATTTAAATTTAGAAGTTACAACTAACACTAAAATTAAATTAAGTAATACAGATACTATTGAATTCAATCCATTGGGTGAATTTACAATTGACGTTACGGGTGCAACAGGTGGAAGTAAATCTTTTAATGTTTCACTAGACACAACATCTCCGCAATATATTACTAAGGTTTTAGGTAACGATAATTTTTCTCAATCATATATTGACAATCCAGTTTATGTGCATGAAGTTTACCCAAATTGGTTAAAAAATGCATTTGAGCAAGGTAAAATTAGAGGATTACAAACAACATTTGAATATGATGATGTTAGTGTTGATTTCTTAACCGAATGGGATACACCAATGTCAGCAACAGTTGTTTCTGAAGTACGTGGTGGTAAAGTAGACGATTTATTTAATATTATAACAATTTCAGATGGTGAATCTGCTAATAAAGAAGTAAAAATTACAATTCAAAATATAAATTTAGATTCAGGTGAATTTGATTTATTAGTTCGTGATTATTATGATACAGATGATAATGTAGTCGTATTAGAGAAATTCTCAAGATGTTCAATGAATCCAGATGTGGCAGGTTATGTTGCAAGAAAAATTGGTACATCTGATGGTGAATATACTTTAGGTTCAAAATACATTATGTTAAACATGACACCTAATGCGCCGACAAATGCGTTCCCTGCAGGATTTAAAGGATTTACAAGTAAAAATTCATTTGGTTCAGATAGTAAATTAGGTGCGGTAACATATAAAACAAGTTACTTTGACGCGGGACAAGCAATGTATTATAAGTCAGATGGTACTGCGGTATTATCAAGTGGAGATAAAATTAGGAAAGTATCTTTAGGTTTATCAAGCCAATTAGCATTCACATATTATGATGATTTATTGAAATTTAAGGGTGCTTCTGCTGCAGGTGTAACAAAAGGTTTTCACCTTTCAACTAATGCATCTACAATTACAGGTACTACATTTATTACCACAAATTATGATTTAGAAGGACAAAGTGATCCAACAAACAACAAATTAACTAACATTAATAATCGTAAATTTACATTTGCTGTATTTGGTGGTTTTGATGGTTGGGATGTTTATAGAAATGTTAGAACCAATACTGATCAGTATATCTTTGGTACACAAACTTACATTTCAGGTAATACAAATAATGGTGGTGTGTTTAGCCCAACTGTTGCTAATTCAGATTACTACGCTTATTTAGATGGTATTAATACTTACGAAAACCCTGAAGCTATTGATATTAACGTATTTGCGACACCGGGAATTAACTTCTTTGAACATAGCTCATTAACCGCACAAGCAATCGATATGATTGAAAATGAAAGAGCAGATTCAATCTATATTATCGGTGCACCAAACGAAACCGATATGGCTTCAATTGTTGGTGATTTAGATGACGTTGCGATAGATTCTAACTATTCAGCGGTTTATTGGCCTTGGATTCAAGTAAGGGATACTGATAATGCAACACAACTTTATATCCCACCAACAGGTGAGGTTGTAAGAAATATCGCATTAACAGACAACGTTTCATACCCTTGGTTCGCGGTAGCGGGTTATTCAAGAGGTTTAGTGAATGCTATTAAAGCTCAAAAGAAGTTAACTTTAGACGAAAGAGATACATTATATAAAAATAGAATTAACCCAATTGCAACATTCTCAGATACTGGTACCATTATTTGGGGTAACAAAACGTTACAAGTTAGAGAATCTGCTTTAGATAGAATTAACGTAAGAAGATTACTATTAAGAGCTAGAAAATTAATTTCTGCAGTTGCTGTTAGATTGTTATTTGAACAAAATGACGAACAAGTAAGACAAGAGTTCTTGAGATTGGTAAATCCTATTTTGGACGCAATTAAGAAAGAAAGAGGTTTATATGATTTCCGTGTTACTGTATCAAGTGCACCGGAAGATATCGACGCAAATACACTTAGAGGTAAAATCTATGTGAAACCAACTCGTTCTTTGGAATTCATTGATTTAGAGTTTGTAATTACACCAACAGGTGCATCATTCGATAATATCTAATCTAAAAGGAGATATAAAAAGAAGAAAGGAGGGTAGAAATATCTTCCTTTTTTTGTAAAACGTTCCACGTGGAGCTATTATTAAATAAATTAAATATATATAATACCCAGTATACTAGTATATTCTGATATTCTTTATTTTGTATTTATTAATTAATGTATTATTTAGTGGTTTAAACTGGAACTAGATACTGGAGCCTGTAAAAAACTACGAAAAATATTTGACATTATCAAGTTTTTCAGATAATATTTTAAAAAAAAATTATTTTCCAATAGTGATATATTTATAAGAAAGTAAATAATACTAAAAAAACTTAACTAATACAACATGGCAGATTTATTAATGAAAATGCCGGTTCCATACGAACCGAAAAGAGTCAACCGATTCATACTAAGATTCCCATCATCTTTGGGTATAAATGAATGGTTTGTACAATCAGCATCAAGACCGAAAGCAAAAATCAACGTTACCCCAATTCCGTTTTTAAATACTTCAACATATGTGGCAGGTAGATTTGAGTGGGAAACCATGCAGGTTACCTTCAGAGATCCAATTGGACCTTCTGCTGCTCAAGCACTTATGGAGTGGTTCCGTTTACACGCAGAATCAGTTACAGGTCGTATGGGTTATGCGGCAGGTTATAAGAAAGACATTGAATTGGAATTACTAGATCCAACGGGTGTTGTAGTTGAAAAATGGATTTTACAAGGTACTTTTTTATCAGATTTAGATTTCCAAACCTTAGATTACTCAAGAGATGACTTATCAACTATTCAAGCTACTTTAAGAATGGATAGATGTATCTTGGTTTACTAATATTATATTTTCCCCTAATACGAACCGATATTTCAGAAATGAAGTGTCGGTTTTTTTATTAAAAACTTTACTTTCTCATAGTTATTGTATAAACTTATACTATGGACGAATATAGAATAGACCCAACAATCGCGTACGATGTGGTAGAATTACCAACAAAAGGCATTTATTATAAAAATAAAAAGAAATCAGTTAAGGTTGCCTATCTAACTGCCGCAGATGAAAATATCTTATCATCTCAAAATCTAATCAATACTGGTAAGGTTATTGAAGAATTACTTAAAAGAAAAGTATTAGATAAAGATTTATCGGTAGATGAAATTGTTGAAGAAGATAGGCAAGCGATATTAATCTTTTTAAGAAATACCGCATTTGGTTCAGATTATAAATTAACCGCTACCGATACAAAAACAAACAAAGAATTTACAATTGATATAGATTTAAGTGAATTAAAAATAAAAGATTTTAAATTAGAGGAAGATGTAAATGGTGAATATCCGTTTTTTATGGAAAAAAGTAAAGCACCAATAACTTTTCAATTTCTAACACTTAAACAAGAAAAAGAAATAGATGAAATTAAAAAAAGTTGGAATGGGATTGGTGTAGCACCGATTATTACTAAACAACTCGAATTTATGATTAAATCAGTTGGTGGTAATAAAGAACAAATGGCAATTAGAGGGTTTATTGAAAGTTTACCAATTAAAGATTCACAAGATTTTAGAAAATACGTAGAAGAAAATAAACCAGGGTTAGACTTAACCCAAACAGCAACCACCCCATCAGGAGATACAATCCAAATTCAAATTGGATTTGGGGTAGAGTTTTTTCGCCCTTTCTACGGATTATAAGAAAGGATTATTAGACGAATTATTATTTTTAGTTACAAAAGGGTTTACATATAGTGATTTACTCA